AGCAGAAGAAGAGCCTTCAATCGAAGTAGAGATTGAGGCTGCTGCTGAGGAAGTACCTGTAGTAGAGGAGCCTGTAAAGGATGAAGCAATGGCCAAGGTAGAAGAGGCCATGGGTTACCTTGAAAAGAAAGTTGAAGAACTTGCTGCCAAGGTAGAAGAAATGGCAAAGAAAAATGAGTCTATGAAGGAAGCCGTAAAACTTTCTGCAGAGATCATTGAAAGCCTAGCCAAAGAACCAAGTGACAAAGCAATATCTGCACCTAACTCTTTTCATAAAGCAATCAAAGTAGAGAAGGAAGATAGATTTGCAAACATTCAAAAAGCATTTCAAATTTTAAAACAAAAATAAAATGGCCTTAGATTTATCAGCACTATCTAACTATGTAAAAGAGAATGAATTGCAGCTTACATCTGCTGCTATCTTCTCTGCAAAAACTGCTTCTTTGATCGAAGCAAAAGGTAATGTCCAGGTGGGTATCAAATCCGCTGAGACTATTAACATCATGACTACCGATGCGGTATTCCAAGCAGGTGGAACTTGTGGGTTCAACTCAAGCGGTACTACTACTATCACTCAAAGAACCCTTACTGTAGGTAAGATCAAGGTTCAGGAATCTATCTGCCCTAAGACTTTTGAAGCTAAATATACTCAGAAGGCTTTGAGAGAAGGTTCTAGCTATGACTACATGGCTTATGCATCTGAGTACTCTGCACAAAAAGTACAGCGTATTGGTGCTGCCCTTGAAACTGCTATTTGGCAGGGTGACACAGGATCAGGAACTGCTAACCTTAACAAGTTTAATGGCTTGATTAAGATCATTAACGATCTAGGTTTCGGTGGTGCTGGTGATCCTATCAATGGAAACGTATCTAACTTGACTACTTTGACCAAGGCAAACGTAGAGCAAGCTGTAGATGATATCTTTGCTTCTATTCCTGCTGCCCTTTTGGACAAGGATGATGTGGTAATCTTCTGCGGAAATGATACCTTCAGAGAGTATGTTCTTGCTTTGAGAGATAGCAACCTTTATCACTACCCTGTAGATGCTGCCAACATGGAACTAGTAATTCCTGGTACTTCTATCAAGTTGATTGGTGTGAATGGTTTGAACGGAACAGACAAAATGTTCGGTCTATCTATGAGTAACTTGTACCTAGGTACTGATATGTTGAACGAGCAAGATCGCTTCGAGCTGTTCTATGCAAAAGAGGCAGACGAAATGAGATTCGTAGTAGAGTTCAAACTTGGTGTACAAGTTGCATTCCCAGATGAAGTAGTGTTCTGGAAATTGTACGTTGCACCTTAATTAAAAAAATCGGGGGTAGGGATTGGCCTATCCCCTTCACATTTTAAATCAGAAAAAATATGCCTTGTGCCTTAACTCAAAATTACACCCTTGACTGCAAAGATTCTATTGGCGGTTTGAAGGAAGTTTATTTTGCGGCAGTAGAAGACATTGCAACTTGGACAGGATCTGCAGGAACTTATACTGCAGTCACAATGGATGCAAACAAATATTTCTGGAAGTATGATTTGGTAAAAGAATCCTCAAATTTTGCTGAGGCTATCAACACAAACGTACAAAACGGAACTGTATTCTACGCTCAAACTCTTGAGATCATCCTTAATAAATTGCAAGTAAATACAAGAAATGAAATCCTTCTCCTTGCTAAGAATCAACTAGTAGCTTTGGTGAAAGATAACAATGACAAAACTTGGATACTTGGTAAGGATAATGGTCTAGATATCACAGGTGGCGGTTCAGGATCTGGAACTGCTTTTGGAGATCGTAACGGCTATACATTGACCTTCACAGGAAACGAAAAAGAACTAGCTAGTCTATTCACAGGTACAGTTCCTTTGGACTAAATATTTGGTTTGTTGTTTATGTGAAAAGCACCTTCCTAGTGGAGGTGTTTTTTTTTGTGTACATGAATATGCTTTTTAATATTTAAGGGTATGGTTATTATTGAAAAAGGAGAAGCAAGTGCTATCTACATAGCCCTATTTGATAAGAGGCAAACAAGCAGCAACACCTACACCTTTCTGTTTCAGCATGAAGTGACCAAGGAAGAAGTAACATTGACTCTAAGTGATGTAAGCCCTCATAAGGAGAGGTACTCTGAGTTCAATATCCTACAGGCTTCATTTCAGAATAGTACTGTCGGCTTTTGGAGGTACTATGTGACACAGGCAGGAAGTGGGGCAAACATAATTGCCACAGGAAAAATGGAATTGACGGCCACAAATCTTAGCACTACGGATGTGGTAAGGTATAACGGCTATAATGGAAACTACAAAACGTACACAGTATGATAAAGTTTTTCAAATTTGATCAAGTTCCTCTACCCATCTACAAAGAAGTGAAGGGAAAGGATTGGATCTACTACGGGGAGAGAAATGACTACCCAAATTATTTGCTAAGGATTTACAATAATTCAGCCAAGCACAATGCTATAGTAACAGGCAAGGTAGACTACATCTGTGGAAATGGATGGGATGTGAAGGCTGATGATCCAATGGAAAAGGCCAAGGCCTATGGCATGATAGATAAGGTCAATTCTACAGATGAGTCCTTGAATGAGTTAACGAAAAAGTTAACTACAGATTTAACCATCTTTGGAGGCTACTATCTGCAGGTCATTTGGACTAAGGCTACGGGAGAGATCGCTGAACTTTATCATGTAGACTACTATAAGGTCAGAACCAATCATGACAATAGTGAATTTTATGTGTCCGATAATTGGATTAAGAATGACAATGTTAATCCTAGGCCAGACTATGAGACTTTCCCAGCCTTTGATCCTAACAACAGAACAGGATCACAGATCCTCTATTTTAAGGAATACAGAGCAGGTGCAAATACCTATTCTTTGCCTGATTACAT